ACGCAAAGGCTGTATGTGGCTTAACACATATCCAGACCAGAGGAAGGGTTGAAAAATGACAGTTACAGCAGAAGACGTAGTTGAAGAAGTCGAAGTGGTAGAGGAAGAGGTGGTCGAAGAGGCCGAAAACGATGGTGGCGAAGTCGAAGAAGATCCAGAGGGCGACGAAGAAAAACCCTTGTGGATGCAAGAAGCCGAAGAGGAGGGAGGCGGCGAAGTTCCGCTTTCCGCGCTACTGAAGCAGAAGGGTAAAACCAAGGATCTACGGGGCAAGCTCGATGAACGGGACGAAGAGAACGAAAAACTTCAAGCCCGTATTGTAGAGCTTGAAAATACCCCGGGCACCACCGCCACGGTAAAGCGTCCGAGACTCAACGATTTTGAGTCAGATGAAGATTACGAAGACGCGATGGACGCCTGGGAAGATTCCCGGTTAACAAATGCCGTCACCACTTTGACCAGTAAAAAGGATACCGAAGAGAAGATCGACGCGGCAAACAAGCGGGTCATGGATGCGGTCGACGGCCATTATGCCAGGGCTGATAAGCTGGTTAAAGATAACAGCATCAAGCCGGAAGTCTATAAAGCCGCAGATACCGCCGTCAGAAAAGTGATCGATGTTGTGATGCCGAAGCAAGGGGATGCCGTAGCAGATAGCCTGATTGCGATCCTGGGTGATGGGTCTGAAAAGACCATGTTCTACCTGGGCCGCAACAAAACGGCGCTTAACGAGTTCCGGTCAATTTTGCAGGACGATCCAACCGGATTAAGTGCGGCAGTTTTCTTGGGAAAAATTTCCAATCAACTCTCTAACAGCAAGAGACGAAACAGTAATGCACCCGCACCGGCCGCCAACGTCAATGGCGATGTTCAAGGTGGTGCAAAGTCTGGCGCTCTTAAAAAGAAGTATGATGCGGCTCACAAGAAGGGCAACATTTCAGAAGCTTTTAAGCTCAAGCGTCAGGCCAAAGCAGCGGGTCACGATACAAAAATTTGGTAGAGGTAAAATAAAATGGCTTTAACGACTGGTAAAACCGTAGAAATTCTGTTTGAAAACGCTCTTGAAACTTACGAAGAGCAAATGCAAATGCTCCCCCTGGTTCAGTATGAAGAGCCTGACGCTGGGGCTACGCAAAATTCGGGCAATGTTATTTGGCGCCCGCGTCAGCAACATGCTCCTGTTATTGCGGGTTGGGATCTGACCGGTGAAGAGACTGGGATTATCGAAGAGACTTATCCGGCAGTCCTGGGTACCCCGAGCAATGATTTCGTTCAGCAGCGGGCCGATGACATGCGCACCAAGACCTTTTGGGAGCGTCGCGGTAAACAGTCTGGCTTGCGTCAGGCCACCGAACTGAACAAGAGTCTGGCTTCGGCAATCGCTTTGCAGGGTTCCCTGTTTGTTCGCTCAAATGCCACCAGTGGTTATGATTTTATCGCTGAGGCTCAAGCTCAACTGAATGAACGCCAGCTGATCAACAATGGCCGGTGCTTTGTTCTTAACGACCGGGACAACCTGCTTTTTGGTTCCGATCTCGCTGGCCGGCAGACTCTCCAGGGCCGTCCGGAAAAGACCTGGGCGACGGGTCAGATCGGGCAGAACATTGCCGGGTTCGATCTTTTCACGGGCTCCTTCCTGCCTAACCTGGTTGGTGGCGCTGATCCGGCGACGACTGTTACCGGAGCCCAAAGCTTCGCACCAACAGCAGGTTCGGTTAACACCTCAACCGGCGTTGTGACAAATGTCGATTGTCGTATTGCTTCAATGGCCGTAGCCGCTTCCGGCAGTTACAACGTTGGCGATAAAGTCACCATCAGCAATGGCGGGACTCCTGTCAAAGCGCTGGGCCTCGCTGACAAGACCGACACGGGTCAGGCGATGACTTTCACGATCGTCGGCAAACCGGATGGGACCACCATCCAGATTTACCCGAAACCGATTGCGGCCGATGATGCAGCGTTGTCGACTCTTGAAAAAGCGTATGCCAATATCGATACGGTGATTCTTAATGCTGCCACTGTTGACCGTCTGAATATCGACGCCACCAACAAGGTTAATCTTTTCTGGGACAAGGAAGCCATTGAAGTTTTGGGCGGCACTATCCCGGCTGAATTGTTTAACCAGTACGACGGAATGAAGGTGCTCACGAACACCATGAGTAACGGCCAGACTATGTACATGGTCTATGACGGCAACATCACCACGATGAACTTCCGTTATCGCCTGTTCACCTGGTACGGCATTACAGTTTGTGCCCCTCATGCCTGTGGTGTGGCTGTAAGTTATTAACCATTAAAAAGTTGGGCGGAATTTTTTCGCCCAACTTGCGGAGGACTTAAAATGAAAGCAACACTTATGGAATTTTTACACCACCAGTTAGTCACGGACTCAAATCAGAGTCCGGTTAAAGCTCTTGCCGCTGATATCTTGGCGATCCCAGTAACCCACCCTTATGTCCAGAAAACGACCGGGGCGGATGCCGAAGCGCTGACTCTGGCAGATGGTCTATCGGGTCAGGTCTTGGTGATTAACCTGTCAACCGATGGCGGCGGGACGGGGACACTCACCCCGGCAACTGCCACCGATTGGGCGACTATTGTTTTTGCCGACGCTGGCGACCAGGCGGTTTTGCTGTATGTCGATGACACCGTTGGTTGGATTATTATCGGACTGTCTGGCGTGGCCGCGCCTCCGGTAATTACGGTTTAAGGAGGTGATATCATGGGAAAATGCACAACTCTAAACAAGACATCTTCGGTGCTTGCCTCTGAGGCGTCAACCCTGGCTTCTGTTTTGACCCTGGTTAACGATATCCGGGCAAAACTGAAAGGTGACTACAATGTTTCATATCCCGGGCTTGCAGTAGGAACAACTGCTACAGATGTCGCAAGTGTCGCGTTTGATTATACACTTAGCGGTATCCAGTATGCGAAAGCGGCTGTTGCCGCTGGGACTGCTCCTGGGACAGATGTTATCCCGCAGTCAAAATACGGGGCTATTGCGTTGGATATCAACGCGGCTGGGACAATTTCAGTCGCAAAGGCAGCCGCCAATGCAACCGGGTATGCGTCGGAAGCTCTGGCTCTTGCCGGAATCCCTGCGTTAGCAGCAGGTAAAGCCAGAATGGGGACAGTCAGCGTGATTAAATCCGATGCTGCTTTCACTTTCGGAACAACTGATTTAGACGCGGCGAATGTAACCACAGAGATTGAAAATGGCGAAACTTATCTGAGCGCGATAGGTGCTGTAGCTGCTTAATTTTTAACTGATGCCGGGGGCTGTAAAATGTCTCCGGCATTGAAAGAGGGAACAATGGCTTCCAAGCTTTACAAAGATGGCGTTGTCCAATTTTTCGAGGCGGAACGGGTTCAGGCACAACTTGCAAACGGGTGGAGCGTAAGCAGCAAACCACTCAATAAAACGGCTGATGCTTCCAAAACGGCAAAGAAGAAAAAAACTAACAAATAAAGAAGGTACGTCATGGCTGGTTTAAAAGGTGACTTGATCAACAATGCTTATTCCAGGGCCCGGATTTCAGGGCTCACGGTACAGCCGACCCCTGAAGATATGGCCGTTGCCCTGGATCGCATGGAAAGCATGGCGGCTGAATGGGACGACCGGAATATTTGCATGGGTTATTACTTCGAAGATAGCCCAGACGTGAATACCCCGCACAATGTCCCGCGCAAATATTGGAACGCCTTTGAAACCAGTCTTGCGCTTCGGTTGCTTTCTGATTTTGGCAAAGAGCCCGGATCTTCTTTGATCAGAGAACAGCGCGTCACCTTCTCCCGGCTCGTATCGTCCACAGCCTGCCCGCAAGAAACGACTTATCCGCAAAGACAGCCTATCGGGAGTGGTAACCGGCGCGGCTTCCGTTATCGTCGCTTTTACACTGAAGACGATACGCTTCCAACCTCATGTGGAGTTAATAAGATGCAGGTTGGTGAAATTAACGACTTCATCGAAAGCTTTATTTATTATCTCCTGTCTAGTGAAGACATCTCCAGTTACACAATTTCGGCAGGTGACGGGTTAACCATCGTGTCTGATTCACTGACCACCCCGAGGATCTCTTACCAGATTCAGGCCGATTCCGAAAAATCGGACGTGGAAGTTGATATCTCGGTGACGACCTCTCTTAGCAGAGTCGAGAAACGGACTATTCATTTTGAGGTTTCAGAGTGAAGGTAAACTTAATCAAGGGCGATAAGGTCAGCGATAAGACTGATTATCGGGATAGCTTACCGGTCAATATGTATGCCGTCGAGCGCCCGATGTATGGGGCCGCGGGGTACATGCTTTGTTATCCGGGGCTGACCTCGATTGCAACCGGTGAAGGCGTTGACCGGGGCGGGTTTTACAACGACCGGCAAGAAGCTTTGTTTAGAGTTTCTGGGGCCAACCTGGTCAAGGTCAACACCAACGGCACTGTTGATGTATTGGGAGGCGTTAGTGGCAGTTCTCAGGCTTCAATGGCGTACAGCTTCAACACTCAGGCCGTTGTCGCTGACGGCAAATTTTATCTTTATGGTGGCAGCTCGGGATTCAGGCAAGTCACCGATGCCGACGTTGGCAGTCCTTTAGATATTGTCTGGGTTGACGGTTATTATTTTATGACTGATGGCGAATATCTTTTCCATACCGACATCACCAACGAAGAAACTATTGACGCGCTCCAGTTCGGCACGGCTGAATTTATGCCGGATGGATCTCTTGGCCTGGGCAAAACTCAGGATAATAAAGTGATTGTCTTCGGTCGCTACTCAACCGAGTATTTTATTAACGCGGCCACTGATGACTTTGCTTTTCAGCGAGTCGCCACCAGGGCGCAAAAGGTTGGGATTGTCGCCACTCACGCCAAATGTGAGTCCGGTGGGGCCTGGTACATAGCCGGGGGCCGCAGGGAAGAGCCAGTGGGGATTCATCGGTTAGGCCTGGGCTCAACGGAAAAGATCTCCACCAGAGAAATC